AGTCCTAGCCGTCGCCGCATACGTCACAGGCGTAATCACCGGAACCACCAGCGCACCCAGCGCCGTATAGGTCGATACCAAATACCGATTGACGTAGCTATCCGCAGGCAAAAAGCTAGGAGCTGACCGGGTTCCAATCGCGTAGATGAACTCTCCCACGGCTGGGCCTGTGGTGCCGAAGTTGACGAGGCTCGATGCGTTGGTGGCCATGATCAGGTCGCCTTAACGTAGGCCGTGGTGCCGAAGCGAGCAGGCACGACGGGGAGCACGAAGGTGGTGGCGGTTACGGCGTAGTCGATTGTGGCAGCGTTAGTGTTTGTCGGGGTGTTTTCAACTATGACAAACTTCCCTGCGCCAGAAGCGACCGCAATCCACTGCGCGGTGGACGGCACCGATCTTAGCGTCCAAGTGACGCCGTCTGGTGATGTCGAGGCATCGCTGTTGCTTATCGCCAAAAAAGAGTTGTTGCCATAAGCTACGGCGTTCTTTGCCGCGCCAACATTTGTCCTAGCCGTCCAATCATATCCATTGGTGGACGAAGACGCCGCAGTTCCAGTATCGGCCACTGCCGAAAACACGCCGTTCCCAAAAGCAACCCCACTCCACGTGTTGCTTGCAATCGTTCCGGATGTCCAAGTAATGCCGTCAGCCGAGACAGCCGAATTGGTGTTGTTGTATGACAGCGTAACGAAGACCCCGTTGCCGTAAGCGATTGACTGCCAGTTTCTTGACAGCGGTAGTGTGCGGGCGGTCCAAGTGATGCCGTCAGGGCTAGACGCAGCCGCAGTTGAGGGGCCACGCGCTACGGCAACAAACAAGCCGTTGCCGTAAGTCACTGCCGCCCACTGCACCGAAGTGGGCAAAGTTCTAGCGGTCCAAGTGATGCCGTCAGTGGATGTGGCCGCGACAGTGGATGCTGCCCCAGAACCGCCTACGGCGACGAACACTCCATTTCCAAAAGTCACGGCAGACCAAGTTGCCGCCGATGGCAGGGTTCTGGCTGTCCAAGTAATGCCGTCTGTGGACGAAGCGGCTGACGTTGTGGAGGTGGCAATCGCCACAAAAACGCCATTGCCAAAAGCAACGGATCGCCAAACCTGAGAGCTAGGCAAAGTTCGAGCCGTAGCCGCATAAGTCACAGGCGCAACCACCGGACTAACAATCGCCGCCAAGGCCGGATAGACCGACACAAGATAGCTGCTGGTGTAGCTGTCTAAGGGTAGGTACGACGGTGCCGTCCGCGCATAGGCGGAGTACAGCCAGTCCCCAACCGCAAGGTCCGTGGTGCCGAAATTGAGAAGGGTGGAGGCATCAACCAATTCTTAGTCTCCACGTACCCGCGATGTACTCACACGTTATGCAGACGCCCTTGGTTGATACGGTCACGTCGTCAGACAACGTGTTGATCGTCGAGCCGTTGCGTAGAATGGTAAGGTTGTTGGTTGCAAAGCCGTTGACCGTATCGGTCGTGCCTGCGTCAAAGATTACAATCGGTTTATCGCCCGCAGCGGGGGTTGCTGGTAGGGTGATGGAGAACGCGCCTGTGGTGATGGTGTCGCAGGCCAGATAGTCACCGGCCACGGCTGTATAGTTAGCGGTCTTAGTTGAAGACACGCCAATACCAATAGCGCCTCGTGCTGCTGCAAGGGTCACTTGACCCGTACCGCCGTTGGTGGCAGCGAGGGTGCCTGCAAGTGTTACAGTGCCAGCGGTGGCCGTGTTAGGCGTAAGGCCTGTGGTGCCGCCGCTGAAGGTTGTAACGCCGCCCGCCGGAGCAGGTGCTGCGGTCCATGTCGTACCGTCAGAGGTAAGGATATTGCCGACCGTGCCGGGAGCCACAAATGACGGCGCAGAGGTACCGTTGCCGAGGATCACGTTATTGGCTGTTAGTGTCGCAAGCCCAGTACCGCCGTTGGCGACGTTAAGGGTGCCTCCGAGGGTAATAATACCTACTGAGGCTGTGTTAGGTGTAAGGCCTGTTGTGCCACCGCTAAAGGTCAAGACCGAGCCCGCTCCCGGTGCAGGAGCCATGACGAAGTTTGTTCCGTCAGAGGTAATGACGTAGCCGTTAGCGCCAACAGCCGTTAGCCCTGTGCCGCCCTGAGCAATGCTAAGAGCGGTGGTAAGGCCTGAGAGGGATGTGATGTCACTGTTAGCGCCCGAGGCCGCTGCGGACAGTGTTGTGCGCCCTGCTCCGGCATTTGCGGCAGTGAAGAGCGCTGTACCTACAGCCGTGCCACCTAAGTTCGTGAGGGCTACGGCACCCGTTGTAGCCCCTGTGCCGCCCTGTGCCACACTCAGAGCCGTGGTGAGACCTGTGAGCGAGGTAATGTCGCTGTTAGCGCCTGAGGCCGCTGCGCCCAAAGACGTTCTGGCATTAGGTGCAGTGGTTGCGGCTGTGCCGCCCTGCGCGATGCTAAGGGCCGTGGTGAGACCCGAGAGCGACGTAATGTCACTGTTAGCGCCCGAGGCAGCTGCGCTTAGAGATGCTCTAGCACCAGCAGCAGTTGTTGCACCCGTGCCACCCGAGGTGACAGCTAGTGCTGTTCCGAGGCTTAGACCAACAAGGTAGTTAATGGTGCTGACAACATCCGTGCCGTTGTTATAGACCCATAGGGTAGTGCCAGCAGGGACAGCGATACCCACGCCCGTGACGTTCTTAACTGTAATGGCGTCGGCGCAAGCATTGTTAACAATGTAAACTTTTTGAATGGTGGGAACTATCAGGTTTCTAGCCACGCCACCTGTGGTGCCAATCAGGTTTAGTCGTGCGCGTCGTGCAGACTGGGTTGCATTGGTGTTAGTCAAGGTCAGCGTTACGTCTGCACTGGCAAACGTAACATCGGCGGTCAGCGTGATTGCCTCCTCGAGCGCAGTGCCGAGGTTGGTGTTGGTAATGGTACCCCACGTGGTGTTGTTCTCACCCGTGGTCTGCAGCTCAATCTTTAGCTGACTATATGTACTTGCCATAACCGTTCCTTAAGATGGGGTTAGTACCCAAGTCACTGCATTCACAACCTGAACCCCTAAGATGCAGGCTTTTTAGGCCACGCATCGACGGTCAACCTATGTCTCTTAGAGCAATCTTCGTACTTACTAAGTACCCCTATCTCCCACTCTAGTCTAGCAGGATCAATGGCCGGGGTTGGAGGCGGCGGCAGGGGTGGACAACTCTGGGCTAAGTTCGCCGCTAGCTGCGGCATTGGCGTCACGGACGGAGTTGACGAGCAGGCTGAACATAGGATTAGGAAGGGCGCAATTAGCATCCACCGTAGGCCCTTGGCTATAGTACTCTCGAACGGTGTTCGTGCGCTCCACAGCCTTGCGGTTAGCGGCTTCTTTAGTCGCTTCATATTTTGCTGAGATGACATCGATCTGCCCCTGCATCACTTGGCGTTGACCTTCTGCGGCTTTGTAAGCCTTAGCGGCGGCGGACTTAGCTGCCCCATCACGGATAGCGTAGCCATTTAAACAGCCGAGGACAAAGACGGCCACAAAGGCTCCGAGGATATATGGCAGTGGAATCATGATACGCTGCCATCTGGCACTAAAGCAGCAATGACGCCGACCGCAGCGGAGATATAGGACCAAGGCACAGAGAGCATCGATGCTGCGGCCAACCCAGTGCCGATTAACAACCACGTAGAACGCTCGCTTAAGCGAGCCTTGATGAAAGCAATCATTTTGCGATCCCCGGTGTGTAGACCATCTTACCTTTGACGACCGTCGCTGTTAACTCTTGTTTACGGTTTGGCTCATGCGCCTTGTAGCTGACGTGGACCCACCCAGAGTCCGGGACACCCGGCTTATGGCACTCAAGGATCAACTGGTCATATTCAAGGTGCGCCTCGATCCACCTAGCCAAGTCGCCGTTAGGCACGCCCGGGACCTCAATGTCCGAAGCCTCGCCGTCGCAGTGTTGGCTTGTGACAGACCCGCCCACCATGCGATTAAGTCTGGGGCCACGATAGCCTGAGGTGATGACCACAGGCCCAAAGTGCTCGCGGATGGGTTCAAGCACCTGAACGCACAAGGCCCTCAGCGCCTCTCTGTGGACTGCCGTAGGCATGTTGTCGATGCCAGCGCGGTCGCCCGACTGGCTCTTGGTCATCTCTTCAAGCGTGAAGTGAGGGCTGAGGTTCATTACGAAATCCGAATGATGGTGGTGGTGCTTGAGGGCGACGGGAACGTGACGGTAAAAGTTCCTGCTGTAACGGTTTTATCCGAACCAAAGTCCATCACAATTACAGAGGGGTTTACCAATGTCGTACCCGCATTAGATAGAGCAGATGGGGTCGTATTGTAGATCAATGCGCCTCGCGCTGTGAAGGTTGCGGAGGGGAAAGCTAGGTTGCTGAAGGTTGCATAACCTGTACCCGAAGAGGTCGTGTCCGTAGCCGTGGTCACACCAATGTTAACCAGCGTGCCGCCCCCAGCGGTGTAGCCCGTGCCCACAACCTCGTTGGAGGCGGTGTAGGCCGCTGTGTTAGCGTTGAGGTCAGCCGACGCCGTATAGAGCGCCAGTTTGAACGTGTCGCCTCCAGAAGCCCGAAAGTCATGCACACCGAGCAGCACTTCAGCCTTGAAAGAAGTCGTCATGGACTGAGTAATAGCCATCGGTTAGCCTCTTAAGTGTGTAGCTATCTTACCGGATAACGAGCTTGGGGGGTACGGTACATATCTTGGCGGTTCTTACCTTGCGAAAGCATAAGCAAGAGGGTCATCGCCTCCTCATACCGCTTCTGATATCCAGCGATGATATCAGCCTCACCCTTCATGAAGGTATAGGCTTCCAACAGCGCACCGTAGAGCAGGGCTGAGTCGAAGTTGTCTCCGAGCCAAGTGGTGCCCGCAGTTACAATGGACGTTGGGTAATAGAAATAATGCAGCTCTGCCGTATAGGCCAGATCAGGCGTGGGCCCTAACAAGAATGCAGCGTTGTCCGACATCGCATAATGGGTCGGCTTTCCCGTAACTGTAGGGATAGGAAACGCTTCACGGATGAAGTTCACGTCCTTATTGAGCATGTAGTCCTGCTGTCCCGTGGTGGGGTCAATGACGGCAAACTCAAAAGTAGCTAGCCAGTCTGCAGGTGTAGACAGCGCTTTGTTGTTTGCTGTCATTGTCAGAACAGTGCTTTTACGAAGGTTCAGGAGCTGAGCAGCGTTATAGATGCGCTGTTCAGCCTCTTGGATGAACGTGTTTATCTGCTGCGTAGACGTGAGGCCGCCAGTTCCCGGTGTAGTCGGGAAGTCGTTTTCGACATAAGCCTGTATGGTCGAAACGAGCGTGGCGTAGTTCATGTCTTAGCCCATCTTTGTGCTGTGGCCGGTACCTTTAGTGGCTGCACCAGCGCCGCGCATCTTCATCGTCTGGGTGTTGGCGACCTTATTGGGGTACCCGCTAACGTTAGGGACAGGCACGGGAGACCCCTGCTTGCGCCGTGAGGGCAGTGGGTTCTCGGTGATCGAGTGATACAGCTTACCGTAATCAAGCTCAGACATGGTTAGCCCTTCATCTTCTGATTGGCGACCTTAGCGAGGCCACGGCCCATAGACAGCATGTTAGCGTTGGTCTTGCCGCCCTTAGCCATCTTGGTCAGCGGCGTACCGGGGTGCTTACTGCGCTCATGCTTGTGGACAGCAGATGTAATCATCTTCTTGTCCTGCTTCGTATCATGCTTAGCCATTACACGGTCTCCTAGGTTATGTTCACGGTGACGGTGCCGACGGCACCTTCTGCTACTAACGTATTTGGAAGGCTAGGAAAAGCCAAAGGATTATATAACCCCACAGGATTCCAGCCCCACTGGATGATACGGCTACCATCTGAAGGGAAGCCAAACGATAGTTGAGCGGTGGGGTTGGGAGGGCTATTGGTGATAACTTGCAAGCCGTTAGGGCCTGACTGGTAGAAGCTCGTGTCTGGGCGCGGATCGCGGAGAGCCTGCGGGTCATTGACCGGGTACATCCCTAGCTGCAGCTGTGGCTGATCCGGCTCCCAACAGGTGGGGCACACAAGGATACCGGTAACCTTCGTCTTAATAACAAGAGCACGTAGACGCTTCAGCGGATAGCGAAAACCGCAACGATCACACTCGGAGATCGCTTTCTTACCGGAGGCAAACTTGGTTGGCATATCACCCTCCTAGTATAAGGAGACGCGAGGAGCGATACGCAATGAAGCCTTATCGCGGTCCTCGTCGGCGGCCTGCTGCCACGCTTCGTCGTACATAGCCTTTAGCATCTGAGTACGGCTCAACCCGTCAGGGAGCTTCAAGGACAGGTAGTAGGCTAACCCTGCGACCATGCACGGGAGGAACCGGAAGGGTATGTCCTGCGTTGTCACACCTGTACCTGCATCTTGGATGCGGCGCAGACGCCAGTAGACCAGCGTGTAGTAGCTAGTCTGGTTTGGAGTAGGCCAGACGGTCACGCTAGGGGAAGCTACACCCGTGGTTGGGTAGGTAGCACCGCTCAGGCGGTTCACCAAGATTTGGATAGGGCGACCTTGTGCCGTCTTGTTGGGGATCGACGCATAGGTGTCGACGCTGATCCTACTGATATTAATGTCAACCTGACTGGTCGTACTTGCGTTTGTGCGTACGACGTGATCGATAAGGTCAATGGTGTCGACTGGCAACGTGTAGGTAGCCTGCCCCTGTATCAGAGGGATCGAGCTAGACTCAATGGTCCACAGGTTGATGCCTCTATTAGCCCATTCAATGGTCATAAGGTTCAGGCTACGGCGGGCGGTCTTCAGGTCATAACCAGTCCGAAGCTCGGCACCACAACGCTCGAACGCTTCCTCAACGAGCTCGTTGAGGTTTAGATTGAACGTGGTGGTACCACTCGTGGTCACTTCTTAAAGCCTTTCAGGAGTTCAGCGAACCGCGCCCGCTGACCTAGTTTACCCGGTTTCTTAGCTGCCGCTGCAAGTTTCTTAGCAGGAATAGGCTCGCCTTTCTTAGCGCCAAGAGCGGAGCGAAGAGCTCCGGGCTTCTTAATAGCGCCTTTGATAAAGTCGGTACTGCCGCCCTTTTTAGCGTAGCCCATCTTATTGCGTACACCTGTGGGTAGTTTGCTTAACCCCGGATTGGCGGCTTTATCGACTGGCTTAAGTGCCATTACCTGAACCCCTTTGTCTTCTTCGCTATGGTCTTCGGCTGTTTAACGAACTGCTTGCCTTGAGCCTTACCAGCTCGCTTAGCTTTTGTCGTCGCTGCATACTCCGCAGAAGACAAAGATTTTATGGCGCTCTCGGGCAGATAACGCTCGCCTGTTGCCTTAGACCCCTGCGTTGACGGCTTACCGCTCTTGGTGCGCCATTTCTGTTGCGTCCAAGACTTTAAGCTCTGCTGAGATTTAGCAAGCCCACTCACTTGTACCCACCACCCCTAGCTTTGTACTGCTTAGCCATCATTTGGGCTTTCCTCGCAGACCATTGGCCCGGAGCACCGCCCTTACCGCCTGCTTTGACGGCATTAAAGATAGCCTTACGCATACCGGGCTTGGTGTAGTTCCCAGCTGCATTGACCTTTGACTTACCACCCGCAGCAAAGCCCTTGGCGTTCTTAGGGTCAGGAGCTTGACTGACAGCCGTACTGCGAGGTTTTTTCTTGGGATTGATATCCCCCATTCCCCGAGAGGCTATCATATAAATCTCCCCTTGGTCTTACCCCTGATAGCGCAGCCATCAGCACGGGACGAGGC